CTGCTGCATCATTGGATCTGGTTGGGGTTGATATTCCTCAATACGCTTAGCTAATTCAGGCATTTTACGTAGTTTAGCAATGTCAGCTAGAATCATTTTGGACATTGCTGGATCCATACTGTTACCCATAGTCTGTAGCATAAAGCTCAGTTCTTGGGCTTTATCGTTATCAGCTTCTGCAGTAGAGATATTTAACTTAATATCATACTTACCACTTAAGTCTTCACGATTAATCTCCACAAACTGTTCGTTAGTAACCCGAATGATTTCAGAATCATCTAAGAATTCTGAGTTCATGGACATTACTTTACGGCCAATCTTAATAATTCCATCAGCCAATCTACGAAGAATACCTAACTCTCGTTTACTTGTAGCATCTAGAGCAGACCGGATACCTGTAGCTGTATTACCTAAAGCTTGGCCTGAAATACCAGAACTAAATGCTTTAACCCCTGTAAGGCTTTCTGCATCTTCATTCTGCAATCCCAACATAGTAAGAGCACTTTGAGGAATCTCTGGATATGCACCCATATGGAAAGCCTGACGAGGATCTACGCTACTATTAAACTTGTAGTCATCACCATTCTCAAATTTACGAGCATTAATAACATCTAGAGCATCCTTACGAATACCCTGTTGACCATTAGCACTTCTACCTAAGATATCAATCATACCTCTGGTAACAGCACCAATAATCTTTTGGTTATCTTCTAAGAGATACCCATCAGGTTGCCCGTATACTTCCTTACGTACTGGTAGATACTGTTCTAGAATGAATGGAAGCTCTTTATCTGGGAATGGAGTCTCTTCTAAACGAATAAGAGTATTACCTATCCATGTAGCTACAAAAGGCTCTACTTCGCCAGTACCGTGAATATCCCAATATCCCCAATACTCATAAGCAATAAGCTTCTTACGAGGTTCATCTTTAAACTCAAAGCTACTATCACTATCATTTACTTTATGATCTGGGTCAGCTAACACACCATTGTCGTTAACATTAACTAAATTTAAGTTCTTATACCTAGTATCCTTCTTGAGATCACTCATAGATGTCTCAAAGCTGTAGATAATAAATTCAGCTTTAGAAATATCACCATTACAGGTAGGGTCAATAACTACATTGTTATAGTCACATACTTCAAGAGTAGGTTGATTCTTGATAGTAACCATTTTAGTTACCATCTCTACTCCAGTTTGTACTTGCTGCATTACCTCAGCATTTTGTTGAGGATCGAATACAGCTTTAGTCTCTACAGTAGGAACTTCAACTTCTCGTTCCTCTTCTTCAAATTCCCAACCGACTTTTACGATTACAGTACCTTCATCAACTGCAGTACGGACATACTCATCAATGAACTTAGTCTTATCGATCTTACAGTTAAACTGGTAGTTAAGAACTAAACCATTCTGTTCTGCAGCTTTCTTATCTTCAAAGGTTACTGGGGATGTATTGAAGAGGTCATCAGTAGACAGGAAAGGCTCTGATAAAGCTGCATAACGCCATTCAGCTTGCTTACGAATGACTTTAGGAACAATCTTAGATCGTCCCTTTTTAGTCTTAATCTTTTGAGTACCTTTAAGATTATCTAACCAATTATCTACATCAGTGATGTGGGAATCATGGAAAGGTTTAGCTTCTTGGTAGTCCTGCTTAAGATCCAGTAGCTTAGGTGGGTTATCCCAATCTACTAACTTAGTTGATTCAGGTGCTTCTAAATCTAAATTTGTTTCATTAGTAGTCATAATACTTTGCTTACCATATCTAGTTAATACTTTGTAAGTGCTTTCTTGATTTTAACACAGTAAATTTACGCTTTGCATTATTAGTCATATACAATAGATTATTGTAGCGGATAAGGATATCCTCGCCAGTTACTTGTTTTATTTCATACATCGTCTTTCACATACTCCGTCTTATATAACAGCTCTTCTCCTGAATAAGTATAACTCACTAGTCCTTTAGATAGCTCTAACACCTCATCATCCTCTAAGCAACTCCCATCAGGAGCACTGTATAAGGTATACCTATCCTCTCCTACAAGAACTCCAGTAGCAACTATACAATAGTCTCTACTCTTTCCTAATGGATTTCCCCGAGAGTACCCTTTCCGACCTACTATCTCTCCAAGCGTATTATCTATTCTCACAGAGTACAAGTAATAATCTTCTTCAAAACAATCAGGTTTACAATCCCCAGGATAGTATAAGTAATACACATCTCCTTGCTTCCCTATCTTAGCAGGAGTTGGAACTTCATGATTAATCTCTTCAAATAGTTGAGAGAACTTCTCAAAGTTATCATAACGGTTGTACTCTGTTTTTCTTAAAACTCCATCAGTATATAATTTGAGACCATTACTCATTTCAACTTCCTTGATAAATCAATACTCGTAGGACTTACACTCCTAACATACAATCTTTTAGTAATATCGGGAAGGCTATCTATACACCTTGCTGCTACTATCTCTTGAGTGCTCTCTCTAATACTATTGACAGGGGTGGCGAGTAACTCTTCATCCTTCTCAATAATAATAGTCGTAGGAGGTGTCATCGCTTCCTCTGTATTATCAATAAGACTATTAAGAGGCGCTAACTCTTCTGTCAAAGGAGTATCTGAAAGGATAATGCTCTCCTGGTCAATTTTTACATCGACAACTACTTTGTTATCCATCTCTCTTTTCTCAATCTTACTTCTTATTATTGGAATTTCTTTTGCTGTATTAAATAACATATCATCCTTCTTAATCGAAATCAGTTGAAGTAGCAATCATCGGGTAAACTGCCCTATATCCTGCTATATCGTTCTCCATTGGTAAATCTGTAGTAATGTCGATTGCCCAATGCCCTGAACTACTAAATAAGGTTCCTTCTTCTGTTTCACTAGAGCTTAAAGAGACATCGTCTCTAATAGGTATCCATCCACACCTAATTCCTGTAGGAGTTAAATGCATTCCTGCTCGATAGTAGACTCCATATTTGGCTATAGTTTCATAAACTACATCTCCCTGCCATAGGTATTCATACCAACTCCCACAATCACAATGTCTATGACTGAAAGATTGAATTACCCCTGCTTGGGGTGTGGAATCAAAAGAGAACATATCACCGTAAGGATTTTCACGAAGAAACTCGTTATAAGTAGTACTGGAGTTAAAGTCGTAAGTGCGTTTGTTTTTAATTCCAGACTCAGTAGTAACATACCCAGGGTCTACTCCTGGAATCTCTGAACCTCCATCAGTAGGAATGCTCTTTGGATAAATATAAGTACTTCCAGGTTCTAAGGCTAAGGGTTTGAAACGTGTATCTAAAGAGATCTCATTATTTTCACCTGTAAATTTTAAACCATAACCCTGAGAGGACTCGTCCCATATAGGAAGAGAAGTTGTGTGTATCTCCGCGAATATATAGAGGTCAGGGGCTACTGTATTAACGCCCTCACATATAACATCGAACTCCCAGTTCCCCGAGACTAGCACTGATCCTAGGAGCGCATGCATCTTATTAGCATCATTAGGCTTAATGAAAACCTGAAACAATACATCAGAAGGAATACTTGTGGTCATCCTAAAGTTATACCTAGTACTACCTGAATAGTCTGAAAACACAACACCACCGCCTGTTAAATTTACTGATGTTAGTTTAGCCATTAAATGGGGGTACTTAATATCTGAAGATAAGAATAAAGAACCGAACCTAGACCTAACTGTCATTCCACTTGACATACTACTCTCCTGTAATTACTAATCTAGTGTTTGAACTATAATCAGGGTGAGGAGATAGAGTTACAGTTGAAGTACTAACATCCCAGTCTACAGTGTGTAGCTCTTTTCTAGAAAAATCAGGAGACTCTCCTACAAAAGATGTATGAAAATATAAGCGAGAGAAGCCTGTTAGATTTAAGACTTTAGAGTTTGTGTTATTAGCAGTTGCCTCGAACCAATCGATGAAATTAGTAGCTCCTTTCTCAGAATCTACCATAACTCTCTCAGAGTTTCCGCTCCAAAGCATTACACCATGCCCTATAGCAGTACCTTTTTCCACATACTCCACAAAGAAAAGCAACCCATTTACGGAACCATCCACTGCAGTCAAGTAGGCGGAAGACCCTAACCCCCCGCTTAAACTTCCTGATACTATATAGAAGTTATCGGTACTAACATCACTGTAGGGGCAATTTATAGTAATAGTGTCAGAGTATTCACCAAAAGAATTACTAAAGTAACTACCTGACACTACTCTCCAAAGAATATCGTAATCATTTGAAGATGTTCTATCAGCTACAGGAGAGACGTATTCAGCTTCTCCTGAGAAGTTTGAGATAACTACTACGTGTTGTATCGTAGACATTCCATCAGAAACTTCTATCATCGCCTCTATCTTCTCTTCTGAAGTTGCCCTACAAACAAAGACCTCTTGGTCCAAATAAGCCTCACCTAAAACAGGTGTTATGCTTAATATATTCAAAGTAGAATCTGAATAAGATGTAAACAAGTTTGTTATTGATTCTTTAGAGAGACTAATTATAGAGTAGTTAGAAGAAGTATTTGTAAGTGAAAGTGAAGTAACTCCCGTCTCACTTACAGGTTTAAGAGCTGGCGCTTGCCAGTCTCCAAAAAGCTGCTCATTGTTGATGAGAGCTAGCGGCTTTCTCCTACCTCTAATAAAATAACCGTCTACCTTTTCATAATAGAACTGATAAAAAGCTTCGTTATCACACGCAAGTTCATACCAATAATTAGTTGCAGTACTATTCATATAGATACTTCTAGGAAGGATCCCCCTTCTAGCAAAGCTTTCTAAATAAGTTGTATTAATAGGAGGAGTGTAATTATCTACATCAGAATTCCAAGCGCTGTTTACATTACCGTAAAAGTATTGTATTTCCCTAGTGCCATTATTGTATCTAATCCTGCTAGACAGTAACTCATGCGGCACAACGCCTGTTATATTTGTAGGAGGGTAAACGCTGGAACCTATTATAGTAGTAAAAGCCTTAATAACAAAAGTAGCTGTTGCTACTATAGTGTCCCCTATATACCTCATTTCGTAATAAGGAATTTCTTTAGAGTTTACACCTGCTTCTATTCGCTCTAGGTCATATTCTAAATCTATCCTGATTAAGTCTAATTCAACAGTAGTATCAAAGTCTAACCACGCACCTGGCTCGGCGGTAATAGTAGGATTATATGTATATTCATTGTCAAGAGAAACACCTTTTGGTAGCACACCTGCCTTAAGGTTTAGTTTATATAACTCTGTGCAACTACCATCTGAGTTAACATCGCCAAAGGAAAACTCCACCTTATGATTGCTGTTAAAGTCTATATCCATAAGAAGTCCTACTGCTTTATGCTAAAACCAACGTTCGTAGTTGTTACGTAAGGGTTGTAAGCCATTAAATTAGAAGTAGAAACATCATCATGATAAGTTAAATCTTTAGTCAAAAGAGGTGGTGTTGCAGAGCTAAAGTCAGACCTATCTACACAAACCAAATACCAATTCGTAGCTCCTGTTCCATCTAAATCAAAGTACCAACCACCACTCCTAACCGCTTCTCCTTCAATAGATTTAACTACATAGTATCTACCCCCGTAGATTGGTCCATTTGGGGGGAGTCGTCTATGTAGCGTGAAGTCTAAGGTTATATATTGATTCGGAAAATAATAACCTGCACCGGTAAAGTTTCCTGCAGCATCATAGTCTAAATAACCATAAGTTCTTTCACTGGTATTTACTGCTATACAACTATTGCCTGCGCTATTCTGATAAGTAACGAACGGGTCTATAGTATGCTCATAGCTCCCTATGTTGTCTATTACCCCCGATGTCGCATTAGTAACTAACCACTTAGCCACCTCTTGAGAAGTACAAGTAGAAGAGATACCGCTAGCAGTAGGCACTGCCTTGTCCTGTAAGAATAAAGCAATTAAACCAACTACTATCGGTGACGAGTAACTACTCCCACTTATATATCGCCACCAATGGGTACCATTTAACCAACTTGCCGCATCTAATGAAGCATTGGCGCTAGGCACTACAAGACTTTCACCTGGAGCTTGTAACATCAACGCCTTTCCATAAGCAGCCCATTCAGCAATAGTGTCTGTTTTAGTAGATACCCCTATAGTAAATGAAGGGAGTCCAAGTTGATTGTCTCCTTCCGTTCTATTCCAAGCAGTAGTAGTATAGCCTCCATTAAAAGTTCCAAATGGGGCATGATGTCCTACCCCTTTATAGAAGTCTCCATCATCTGTATTACCCGCTGACTTAACAACAGGGATACCGTAACTCTCTTGAATATCCATAAACAAATGTTTAAAGGTGTAGTTGTCTGCAGTAGCAGGATCACCCTCGTGAGGAACTACATTATTAATAGGGTTAAAGGAAGAACCTATTGAGAAGTTTATAACTGCATTTCTTCTTGGGGATTGCCTAAGGTGATGATTT